TCCAGTATATGCACTGCCGCGTGCAGACACTCGTGCGCCAGCGAAACATATTGATCGGTATGGAAGTTCATTTCCGGCAGCCAAATGCAATACCCCGTGACATGGCCGTCCGTCTGCGAGAGCATCCGGAACGAAAGCGCACAGAAATCCTCGCTCCACCGTTCCCTGTAATTGCAATGATGCCGCCGTTTCAGATATTCAAGAAAACGCTCCCTCGCTCCGACGTACAAAACTACTTTTGCTCCCCACTGGGAAGAACGATATACGAACGCCATGTTCATAATCTTCATTTCGCTGACTTCCCCCATGCGAAAGCAAGTGCCAGACGATGACACGAGCGGCAACAGTAGAATTTTCCGACCTTGCGGATCGTCTTGATCTTGCCGCAATACGGACACTGCGGATACAGTCTCCCAGTATCCGGAAGATCAAAAAATCGCGGGTCGTGCGAAGTAATCTCGCAGACATTCTTTTCCGTTACGGAGTTTTCCATGTCATTGTCATTCTGCGGCAACATATCGCACCTATCCCTTGATGACCGCCAACGGGACGAGCCGGACGACCGGTGCCACCAAATCGGACTGCTCCGCCATGACCGCATCGATGTTTTTGTAGGCGGACGGAGCTTCATCGAGGTCGGCGGCGGCGCGGATTCCATGCACCACGCCGAGCGCGTCCATTTTTGCGATCTCCGCGCCGAGATCCAAATCTTCGCGGGCTTTTTTGCGCGACATCCGGCGACCGGCTCCGTGCGAACAGGAACACATCGATGCCTCGTTTCCGAGACCGGAGACAATGTAGGAACAGCTGCCCTGCGAACCGGGTATGATCCCGACCGTTCCCTTGCGGGCGAGGGTCGCGCCCTTGCGGTGGACCATGACATTCGCTCCGTAGTGATGTTCCATCGCGGCATAGTTGTGGATGATGTTGACCGGTTCGTCAAATTCCGCATCCGGAACGACCGCCCGGATCGCCGACTTCACCGCGTCGGCGATATGCGCACGGTTCGCCATGCCGAAGCGGACGCAAAGCTCCATTTCGCGCAGATAATCATCGTATTCCGGCGTTCCCTGCGGCAAAAACGCGAGTTCGCTGCGGACGCAATCTTCGTGACGCCACATCGCGCAGAGTTTTTCCGCGAGTTGGTTGTAATGGTCGGCGACTTTCTTGCCGAGATTGCGGGAACCGGAATGGACCATCAGCCAGAAGCGTCCGTCATCACCCCATTGCAGTTCGATGAAGTGATTGCCTCCGCCGAGCGTGCCGATCTGACGCCGCGCGCTCTGAAACTCGGAGCGACAGACGTTGGTATCCTGCCACGCTCGATCCAGAAACAGCGCATCATCCTGCGGCGTCTGATGGTGAACAAAACCGACCGGAACAGTTTGCCGGATGATCGACATCATTTGGCAAAGCACTTCCCGCGACGGTTTTACCGCGACGGAGGTTTTTACGGCGATCATCCCGCATCCGATGTCCACACCGACCATATTCGGACAGACCGCGTTTTTCAACGCGACCACGCCGCCAATCGGCATTCCGTAGCCCTCATGCGTATCGGGCATGAGGCAGACGTTTCCGATCAGACACGGATGATGCGAGATGTTTACCGCCTGTGCGACAGCACCGGACTCCGGCGCATCGCACCATGACAAAATGTTTTCTGCAAGTTTTTTCACTGGTTGGCTCCTTCGGTGAAATCCCCCGGCGAGATTCGCCCGCCGGGGACAGGTTATGCTTTCTTGTGATTTGCGATGACGTAGGCGATATACTTCACCACATTGTCGTTCCAGCCGTAGATCGGGTGGATGCCGTATTTGGCGGCATCCGCGTCGGAAAACGGATTGGTGACGTAGGAATCTCCGCGCAGAATGAATGCCTCGGCGCGGGAATTTACCCGGTGCCGATAGTCGATCCACGATTTGATCCAGCTCTGACCGTTGTAATAACGGGTGCCGTATTCCTCGGTATCGGTGATGAAGATGAAGAAATCACGCTTCACATTGTTCTCGATGAGGAACCGGAGCGCACACGACATATCGGTGCCGCCGTTGAAATCCACCAACGCGTTGATGTGCGAAACGATACTGTCGTTTTTCGGCACGTTCCACTTCCATACATGATCCGACCACGGCACGATCTTGCAGTCTTTGAGACCCTTTCGGAAGAATCCCGTAAACATCCCGGCAATGTCGATGAACCGCAGGTCGCCGCTGTTTCCGCAACGATTCTGCATCGACCCGGAAACGTCCGGACAGACCGCCCACGAGTATTCGTTGAACACACCCCAATCGTATGCCGCGACGTATTCGTCAAGGACCTGCGCCAAGAGATCGCGGACATCCCCATTGGCGATGTTCATGTAGGCGGTGTAGAGCCGGAACGGGAAAACCCGCGCTTTTTGGAAATTTCGCACCGTCATTTTCTCTTCGGCAAGGCGGATGTCCTTCTTGAACACACCGGCGCGGTCGAACTTGTTCAGATACTTCATAAAGCGCATGACCGGCGACAACCGGGCAATTTCGCGCCATACGGAGACATCGAACTTGTCGTAATACGCGGTCAGGCTGTCCACATCGAGATCGAACTCGCGCAGAATCGCGCATGCGGACGACCGGTCGCCAGCATTGACCGCATCAATGAAGTGCTTGTGCGCCGAAAGCGCGGGATACTTCGCGTAGGCGGCATCCTCCTTTTCGTTCGTCCACGTTTTCAATCTGTCACCGTACCCGGCAAGGATATAGCCGAAGATCGGGTCGGAATCGCCCTTGTACCGGACCAGTCGGATGGCATCGGCGATCTGACGGCGGTACTTCTGCGCGTAGTATTCGTTGACATGACCAGCAATCCAAGTGGAAATCGCGGTCTTTACGGAGCGGCCGAGACCGCGCCCGGCCTTGCAGAGTTCGATGAAGTCGATCAGGTCATTGCCGGTCCTGACGATCTCACCGAACACCGCTTTGAATTTTCCCGGAGACTTTTTGGAGAGTTCCACCAATCCGAGGATCGGAAAAGTACGGATGAAACCCTCGGTACGCCCAAGAACGATGGCATCGGCGATGCTGTCGGCGTCGGAGCGCTTCAGAAGTTCCAACGCTTCCTCGGTGGTTTCTTTGGCGGTCGCGTAAAATGACGCGCCGAGCGTTCCCGTCATGGCGAACTGCCGGAGAAGTTCCGCGTCGGACTTACTCCATGCCCTGTCGCCCTCATGGTTCACGGTATCCGCCGTGTTCATCACGTCGTTTCTGCCGCGAACAATCGCTTTCGTCTGTCTCATAAAACACCTCACTGTTTATGGTTGAGTAATTGCGGTGAATGAATGGAGGAAACCCATTCTGCAATTTTGAGTCGCGTTGAAAGTTTCCAGCGCACACCGCAAACAAATCAAATGGTAGCGGGACCCGGAGTCGAACCGGGCTGAACGGAGTATGAAACCGTCGAGCATCCGCTGCTCTATCCCGCAACGAAAAACCGGAGATGAATGATCGACCGATGCTTTCACCCGGAATCGAACCGGGAGAGTTTCCTTGGCATGGAATTGATAAACCATTTATCGTTGAAACATCATGTCAGCACATCTCCTTCACAAAATTGCCGCATTCCGGTCATCTCCGGTCAAGGAGCCAACAAGGAGCCGGAAAAATCCGGCTTGCGGCAAAAAGGAGACCGAGTAATAAGGAGACGAAGCGTCTTTCATGCGCCTCTAACCAGTTGGGCTACCTCCGAGATGAATCGGCGGAGAAACCGTCAACTCATCTCGGAGGGCGGGACTCGAACCCGCAACACTCATGCTCCCAGTTGAAACTTCGTCGGCAACTCGGTCAAAAAAGGAATCCGGGGAATGGGGTCGGGAACACTTTTAAGCGCTCTACCATTGAGCTATCGCATCGGCATAACGTCGGCGCGAAAAGGAGTCGAACCTTCAACCTCTACGTTACAATCGTTGAATGTTCCCGGAACACCCCGGATAAATTTTCAATCAGCACGGGAGTCGATGCGGCTCCGTTGTTACATCGACAATATATCATAAGGAAAATCAAATGGCAAGCGACATTGACGGCTTTTTTCAAAAAATCTTTTCTTCCGCATAGGATAAGCGTAGTTTTATACTTAAAATTGAAAAAATTTGCAATTTTTGCAGAATATCGCTTGAATAATTGATTTCCTTGTGATATAGTATGACACAAACCAACAAGGAGGCAACCATGAGCATCACATCATTCACCGCCCCGGACGGTCGTTTGGGGTATCGAATCCGCGCAAACATCGGCAAGGACAACAACGGACGGTACATATCCAAGTGCCGCACCACCTACGGTACGGCGCGTCAGGCACAGGAGATCGAAAAGCAGATGAAGGCGGCGGCAGAGCGGGTCAAAAACTGCCGGACAGAGGCGGAGATTTACGCCAAGATGCGGTCCGTTATGGTCAACGCTTCCCCGGTGCCGCTCAAAAAAGCGTTCGACAAGGCGATGACGAAGCCGACCAGCCGCAGTTCCAGCGAAGTGAGAACGAATACGAAACGCGGATGCTGGATGGATTTCGTCGAGTGGATGACGGAATACGCGCCGCTCATCAACCACATGCAGGACGTGACAAGTGTGCATGCGGAGAATTACATTGCATTTTTGCGGAAAAACGGGTCGTACTGCCGATTCCGGGATACCAAGATGCCGATAAAACTTTCCAACGACACGCTGAATTTTTATCACCAGACCATCGAACAGGTTTTCAATCTGCTCAAAAACGAAACCGGGATGCACGAAAATCCGTTTGGAGACATCGTCAAACTCCCGGCAAAGCACGCCGAGCGCGACGCTTACACCGAGGGACAACTGAACACCATATTCCTGAAAGCCGACCCGTATCTGCATCCGTTGTTTTTCATCGGACTTTTCACCGGGCTGTCGGAGGGAGACATCTGCACCCTACTGAAAAGCGAGATCAATTTCGCGCATCACCACATCTACCGGAAGCGGAACAAGACAAAGGGAACATCCGGCAGAATTTCCGCAATCCCGATGCTGCCGGTGCTGGAAGATTTGTTGAAAGAACTGGTCTCGGATGCAAGCAATCCGGGAGATTACGTGCTGCCGCAACAGGCGGAAGATTATCTGCACGACCGGTCCATCGTCAGCAGAAAAGTAAAAAACTTTTTGGAAATCGACTGCGATTTCGACACCCGCCGAAAGATCGAGGGACGTTCCCGCGCTCAAAGCACGCTTGATTTCCACAGTCTGCGCCATACTTTCTGCTCCATCGCCGGAACGGTGGGAATACCGCTTACCGTGGTCAAAAGCATCGTCGGACACATGACCACCCGCATGACCGAACTTTATTCCCGTCATGTCGAAGAGCAGGAACGGCTGCACTGGATACAGCTTTTTGGAGACAGGCTGAAGTCCCTGCCGAATCTGCCTGTCGCGCGTATGGAGACGGATGCGGAACCGGAACGCGCGGAACTCATCGAAGCGGCCAAATCTGCGGACATCGAAACCGTCCGCAGAGTTCTCGCCATACTGCGCGAATCGGCGTAGCCGGTCGGCAAAAAACATCATCCATTGGCAGACTTCGGTCTGCCTTTTTTGTTTTCAGGAATCCGCGATTCACGTTGACAATCGCGGAATAGAAAACGAAAAGGACAGATGGATGAGCGGCATCATCAACAAAAGACAATCGGTCGGCAGAGACGAATTTCTCGCCGCCATTCCGGGGAGCCACGGGCAACTTGCCCCCATAGAACAGCAACTCAACTGCACTCGTGGTGCCTTGCGCGACGCAATGGCGAAGTATCCGGAGATAAGAACGGAACTTGCAGACGAACTGGAACGCGACAAGGACAGAATCATCATCGCCATGATCGCCGACAGCATGAACGGCGACGAGCGATCCAAAGGCAAGGCGCGAGAGACGCTGCTCAAAGCCATCGCCCGTGATCGCGGATTCGGCGAACGACTGGAAGTCACCGGAGCCGAGGGCAAACCGCTGGTGTTTCTACACACCGCCGCAAAAATCCTGCCGGTGGAGGGATGGGCGAAAAACGCCGCCATTTACGCGGAAAAGGAGAACGCGGCCATCGAAGCGCAGATTTCCGAAGTTCTCGACGCTCCGCAACTGCCCGGAGGCCGATGAATGGCGACCTCGCCCAAATCCCGAACCGAAAGCAAGAGGAACGAGCGGCATTACTATCCTACTCCGAAACAGGAAATCGCCCTCGGATGTCCTTGCAAGACCATATTTTTCGGCGGTTCGCGCGGCGGCGGCAAGTCGCACTGTTGCCGGTTCAAAATCATGCAGCACGCGCAGCTCTACGGTAAAAACGCCCGGATGATCTTCATGCGCAGAAGTCTGCGCGAACTTGAACAGTTCATCGACCAATGCAAAATCATGTTCGACGGCATCGCAACGTGGAAAGAGCAGAAAAAAAGATTCGAGTTCATCAACGGGGCAATCTGCGAGTTCAACTATCTGGAAGGGGAGTCCGTCCATAATTACCAAGGAGCGGAGTTCACGCTGATAATCCTCGATGAAGTCGGGCAGTTCGACAGTTACGACGACGTGAAGCTGCTGAAAGGGTGTCTCCGATCCGCCGCAGGCGTTCCGTGCCAGCTTTTTATGACCGGAAACCCCGGAGGGCGACTGCACAATATCCTCAAAGCGGAGTTCATCGATCCCGCACCGCAGGGCATGGTTCCGATCATGGATACCGACCCGAACGGCAGGGAACTCGGAACTTACCGGGTGTACATCCCGTCAACCCTGTTCGAGAATCCTCACCTCTTGGAAAACGACCCGGAATACATCAGCAATCTGCTTCAGGTTGGCTCGCCGGAAATGGTGCGGGCATGGATCAAAGGCGACTGGAACATCATCTCCGGAGGCGCGTTCGACAAACTCTTCGACCGGGACATTCACGTCATCCGACCGTTCCGCATCCCGGCATCGTGGCGTATCGTGGAATGCTACGACGACGGGCTGACGAAACCCGCCGCCGCGCTCTGGTTCGCCATTTCGGACGGAAGCGATTACCATCTTCCGAACGGAGAGCGCAGATCGTCGATTCGCGGGGATGTCTTCATCATCGCCGAATTGTACTTCTGGACCGGGAAGCCAAACGAGGGGACCGCAGAAAGCATCCAGAGCAAGGCTGAAAAAATCAAGCGCAAGGAAAAAGCGCTGGGGTATGAAATCAGTCAGAGGATCGCCGACTCCGCGATCTTTTCGACAAAGGCGCACTCCGCCGCCGACGAGTTCATGGAAAACGGCGTCGCATTCGACCGGTGCAACAAGGCCCCCGGCACGCGCATTCAGGCGGCAAGCCTATTCCGCAACGCTCTGATGGGAGCGCTTACCCGTACCGGGAAGCCGGGAATCTTCTTCTTTTCAACCTGTATCAACTGCATCCGCACGATACCGACGCTTCCCCGCGACCGGCAGAACCCCGACGATGTGGATTCCAAGGCGGAAGACCACTGCTACGACTGCATATCCTATCTGCTGCTGTCGGATTACGACGCAAGACCGCAGGTTCGCGCGGCAGGGAATTATTAGGTGAAACATGGATGAAAAAATCAAAAAACTCATGCTCGCGCTGACCGCCCATGCCGACGATCTGCAACTCTATGCGAACGGCATCGCGGAAGACGCCGAAGCGGAACTTGCGGCGACCGAAGATGCCATTTATTCGCTGATCGACGCGCTGTATGAACGGTATGGAGAACTTGGTCTGCGGATGGACTACCGGACGGTCAAGTATCTTGAAACCCTGAAGCGGAAAATTCAGGAAATCAGGACCGCCGCGTTCGATGATGACGAAGATGATCTGGATGAGGCATCAGGAGAAGTCGTTGCCGAAGAAAGCGAATTTCTTGCCGACTTTTTTGCCTTTCTGACCGGAGCGGTCATTTCCGCGCCGAAGGAAGCCGAACTGACCCGTATCGCCCGATACGGCATTTACAACGGGAACACCAGAAAGCAGATTTTCGACAGGCTTGCATCCGGAGACGCGGACAGGATATACGATGCAATCGCCGATTCGTTCCAAAAGGGGAAGTCGGCCGATGAAGCGGCGCAGGCGGTACGACGGGAACTGCGAAAAACCGGACGTTACGTCAAATCCGAGGTTGATGCCGTCATCAACGGAGTCGCCAACGACGCGGCGCTGGCTTTCGCCGCAGCCAACCGGACAAAACTCGTTTACAGCGCGGTCTTGGACGATCATGTGTGCGAAGAGTGCGCCGGGTTTGACGGAAATGTATTCAATTACAACGATCCGGACATTCCGTCGCTTCCCCGGCATATCCACTGCCGATGCCGACTGGTCCCGGCGATGGACGGAGAAAAAACGGCAGTTCCGACATCGTTCGCGGAATATCTGTCTTCCCTGCCAGCGAGCGGACAGCGCAAACGTCTCGGAACGGCGAAATACGCCGCTTGGAAATCCGGGGACTACAAACTCAAAACCTACGAGACTCCGAATCCCGGTCAGCGCTTGAGTATGGCGGAAGTCAAAGCGCGGCACATGGAGATGATGCGTCAGACGAACGTCGATTTCAATCCGCACGGATTTATGAAAATTTCCGCTCCGATCATCGGAAAATCCGTCGAATCGCTCCGGCGATACACCTGCGGAGAAGACGGGATGTACGACCGGATAAATCGCTATATGCATGCGGCGGGCAATGCCCCGAAAGATAAACTGCTGGATGGAATGGTCGCCGACATCAACTACATTTTGAGCATGTCAACACTTGATCGGGATTTGACCGTTTTCCGAGGAATGAAAAGTGAGCATTTGTTCAACGCCTTGACAACCGGGGCAAAGGAAATTCCAATAGATGCGTTTCAAAGCACATCCATTGTTCGGGAAATTTCCGAAAAATACGCGGGAAACGATGCCGGGAAATCCATCCTGTTGAAAATCAAGTTGCCGAAAGGAACGCACTGTGTGGATGTGTCGAAAATCAGCTCATCTCCCAACAAGGAAGAAGAAATTCTTTTGAACCCGACTGGAAAATTCTCGATCAATGGTGTATATTACAACGAGACCAGCGGAATGCTGGAGGTGGAGGCGATTTATGAACAATGAAAAAATGAAGCAGGTTATGGCGGGGCAATGGGAAGAAGGTATCCATTGCGTAACGCTTGCCATTTTCAGAGGTTCGTGGTCGTATGCAAAGTTCCTTGCCACCAATCCCGATGCCAAGGCCAAAAAATACGTTGATGACTGGCTGAACGGGCAACTGGCCATGCCGGAACACAAGGGGAAAGTCATCCCCGGTTTCAACGGCTGACCCCCTGATCGAATCAACGCCAGAAGAATCCCCGTCCATCCCGCGACGGGGTTTTTGTTTTCCCATACTTCTCCCATTATCCGGCACGTGATGCCGCGATCCGTGGATGCGCCGCCGTACTGTTGACAATCGCGGAATAGGCGGACGCAGAAATCTTATAATGGGAGAAAAGCATGACACCCAAGTTTACCGAATCCGATATGGATAAAATCATATCCGGTCTTGCTTTTCCCGGATACGGCGATCTCGTGGAACTCCGGGAACTCGTGGACGACTGTCTGGCCGGTCAGAGAACGATCAAGGAGCGCGGCAAATATCTGCCGCCGACGAAATGGCAGGAAAAGTACCCGGAGAAATACCGGGAGTTTCTGTTTCGCGCCCTGTTTCCCAACGAGACGAAATACAGTCTCGACATTTACGAGGGGCTGTTCAATATCGGCGACCCGCAGATTGCGCTGCCGGATGACGGAAAAATGAATTATCTGGTGTCGGACGCGTCGGTGACGCGGGACAGCCTGAAGCAAATCCAAGTCCGGCTGAACAAAGAGCAGATGACCCACGGACTGCGACTGCTGCTCTTGGAGGTGCGGGATGATGAAAAAAGACCTTTTTATATTCAGGAATACGGGGCGAACAAGTTTCTCCGGGCGCATTTCAACAGCGAGATGATTTCCGGGGAATCCATCGCCGACTGCGTCCTTCTGAACGAAACAACGCTTGTCAACGACATCCGCAACTGGACCTATCGCAAGGTGGTGAGACTGCGCATCCTCGGACTGGACGCCAACATGGAGTATTACCAAAGGTCGGTGTCGCCGGATGAACTCAAAGAGATCGACATCTACCACCCTCCGCAGGACGAACGGACCATCTACCCGGCATTTCAGAATCGGAGATTCAACCGCATCCCGCTGGTGTGGTGCGGCGCAAGCGGAAACTCCGGGACGAGCATGGACCAGCCGCCGCTCCTGTCGATGGCGCAGACGGAACTGAAACTCTTTCTGTGCATGGCGCACAACAGCCAGCACATCTATATGAACACACAGGAAAGCATCGTCATCACGGGCGCGAGCAATACATTCAAACTGACCGATGACGAGTTCGTCGCCGGTTCGGTGGTGGTGATCCCCGGCGAGAACGCCAAGGCGCAATACCTATCGACCAACGGGGTCGGTTTCGATGCCGAGGAAAAGGAGATCGCCAGACTTCAGGAGTCCATCGAAGCGAAACGGCTGTCGCTGATGAGCGCCAAAAGCCACCAGTCGGGGACGGTGGTCGGGCTGGTGCAGAACAGCCAGTCCGCGCCGCTGCGAACCATCGTGACGGTAAGCGGGAACTCCATCACCCTGATCCTGCAATACATGGCGAAGTGGATGGGATACGCGGACGGAGAAATCGACGGTATCCGGTATGTTCCAAGTCAGGCTTTCGCCAATCCCCGGTTCAACCTCTCCGAGTTCATCGCACTGTGCAAAGCGGTCTGCGATGGCGAAGTACAGATGCTGGAAGAAGACCTCTACACGATGGCGAAGGAAAGCTGCTTCATCAGCTCGAAACTGCCGTGGAAGCAGTTCAAAGCCAAATACGACATCGAATGGGAGGACCGCCAGAAGAAGCAGGGCACGGTGGCGAACGGCACGGGGAACCCTTTTGTCAATACGAGGAACGACAAATCGGGAAAGGATGCGGAAAATGAAGAAAATAACTGATTTTTTCAAACGGCTTTTTGCAATCCGCGTCATTATTTCCGGAGTCGAAGCCATCGACGATGATTTCGACAAGTGTCACGTGTGTTGCATGAACCGCAAATGCGCCATACACCATCCGGAGGCTTGGACCTGCAACTGCAAGAGCATTTTCATCGATCACGACGGGAAATGCACGACATTCGTGCCGAAGGACGGCGTACATGGCGAATTTCCTCTCCGCTGACGGGATAAAACTTTCTTTCCCCGTAGAACCTTTGCCCGTACAGTCCGCCCGGTTTTATCGGTCCGGAAGATTTCTGCGCTCCTATCAGCCGGAAAAGATTACGTCTTTCAAGCAGTTCATACGGATTTATGCGTCAAGCCAGCTTCCAGACGGATTTCAGATTCTCGACTCCCCGCTTGCAGTCGAAGCGGACTTCGTATTCCTGCCGCCGCAATCCATACGTAAGAAAGAACGGGCGAAAATAGCGTCTGGCGAAATCGTCTACAAGGACAGAAAACCCGACCTCACAGACAATCTGATGAAAGGAGTCGCGGACGCGCTCACCGGAATCGTCTGGACCGATGATGCGCGGGTATGTGAAGTGAGAAGCCGGAAAAGATACGGCACGGCACCGGGAATTTTTCTCAATATCAAGGTATTGTAAAAAATGGTGCCGCCGGTGGGAGTCGAACCCACAAACAACGCGTTTTGAGCGCGCCCGATATGCCGATTCTCTACGGCGGCAACATGGTGCCACCGGCAGGAGTCGAACCTGCAACAAACGGAATCTGAATCCGCTTCCTATGCCAATTCGGACACGGTGGCAAAAAAATGGTCCGCCCGGAGAGACTTGAACTCTCAATACGTCGTCCCTCAAACGACGGTGTATGCCGATTCCACCACGGGCGGATGGCGGAGGACGCAGGTGTCGATCCCGAATGTATGAAACATCCTGCCGGGTTCAGACCGGCGGCAAGAGCCGTCTTGCTTCATCCTCCATAAAAAACGAAAAATGGCGGAGGACGGAACACTCGAAGTCCATACTTTTACGTACCGTCTGTTTTCGAGACAGCGCCCGGAACCTTCCGGGTTCATCCTCCGGCGGAAGTGAGAAGAATCGAACTCCAATCGCTTTCCGGCGATCCAATCGGTTTCCGGCCGACGCCTGATCCAATCAGGATTCACTTCCAAAAATGGCGGAGGGCACCGTAGTCGAAACGGAACGGGGTTTGACCGTCGCACTGTTTAGCAGACAGGCCGTCCGCCTTGGACGTTTACCCTCCATCAAAAAATGGTGGGCGATGATAGAGTCGAACTATCCGGCATCCGCCCGGCAGAACGAGGCCAACGGATTTACAGTCCGCCGCCGGGAACATCGCCCGAATTGTCAATCAGCAGAAGACGCAACGGTCTTCCTTCTTTCTTTGACATCTTCAGGTGGATGTGTCGGAGATGCCAGAAAACTCCCCGAAGGGACCCGGCGCGATGAGAGAGGAGGAAAGAAGAAGCCTGTCAAACCGCGTCACCCGTCAAAGCGACAGATAACTTGACAAGCCGTAATAAGACAAAGCAGGAACGGCGACCGCCGCGAGGCGGCCGCTGAAGACATTTCGATTTTTGATCTCGTTCTTCATCGGACGTTCCTTTTTTTTGCAACTATACGCAAGTTGTCAACCAACAAGAGCGCGAACGCGGAATTTAGCCTGCCGCCATCCCTTGCGGACGCGCATAATCATCATACAGTATCCGCATGTTTCGCTTTTTTCTTCGCCGCTCGGCGCTCCGCCTTCAATTCAGCCCGGACAAGTTCGCGGGCACGATCAAGCAGTTCCGATTCCAGTTCCGGCGTGATCTCGCGTCCGGCGGTTTTCGCCTCGAACACCAGTTCCGCAAACTTCAACGATTTGCGGCGGATGGTATCCTTGATTGTTTCGGACTGGCGCGCGAAAGTTTCGGCGGTACGGCAGTTTTTCGCCTTTTCAGCGAGTCTGCTCGCCAATTCCGGATTTTCCTCGCGCCACTTTTTCAGCCGCTCGGCGCTGCTGCGGTTCATCGCTTCGCGCATTTCGGGTGTCCGGCGCTGCGCGGCGAGAGCCTTTTCCGTATTTCGGCGGCGGATGTATCTGATGACCGATTCCCGCACAAATCCGGAAATGTCCCCGCCGCAACACGGGCAAATATATTTTTCTGTTTTCATCTGACCACCTTTTGATTGCCTTGTGATACAATATCACACATTCTACGATTTGTCAACCGATATATAAGATTTTTGCCGCAGATTGCCGAATCGTGCCTCCGTTGACAAACCGGGAATAGGCGAAAAACCTGCAAAGATGGTCTTGGCAGGTCCCGGTCAAGATGGTCTTGGGCGGAAAACCACAGGAGAATGACGATGATTAAGTTGGCGTATGCCTCGTTGGACGAGGTGCCGGAAGCGGTGCGCGGTTTCTGCACTGTCGAGGGGAATGTCGTGTCGTTGGACGAGACGAAGATCAAAACCCAAGCGGATGTGGATGCCGTATTGGAGGGAAAACGCAAGGAGGCTGCGGACCACAGCGCGACCAAGGCGAAACTGGCGCAGTGGACGAAACTCGGCGACTCCCCCGAAGCGGTACAGGCGCAGCTGAACGATCTGCAAAGCAGGGCGGGAAACGCGAACGACCAGACGGAACGGATCGCCGCGCTGCAAAGGGACAAGAATCGCATCTCAAGCGATTACGACACCCTCAAGGCGGACTTTGACAAGATCAAACCGGAATACGACCAGATGAAAAAGCAGATTCACGAGTCGAAAGTCTTCGACGTTCTGGAGAAATCCGTGAACAAACTTCAGGGCATCGACGCCGTGCGTCTCACTCGCGCTCTCCGCAAGGATGTCGCTCTCGGCCTGATCGATCTGGACGAATCCGGCGAGGGACTGGTCGTGAAGACCGGAGAGAAATTTTCCGATTACGCGATGTCGGTGGCCAACGATTTCAACTTCAAGGCTCCGAACACTCCCGGAAGATCGAACCCCGGAATCGAAAGAATCCCGACCAGCGTCAAGCCGAACGACAAGGAAGCCCCCGACAGCGGTTTCCTTGACGACGAGGAAAAGAATTTGCTCGACAAGTAAACAATCGGAGAAAAACAAATGAAAAACACCCTGAAGAACCTCAACGTGTTCCTCAAGCCCCATCAGAAGGGGATCATCAACAAACTGACCGAGGAAAACCCGATCATCGACACCATTCCGGTGCGCGCGGCTTCGCACGGCATCTACAACGTGTATCCCACGATCAGCGAGATCACCGGGATGTCGGAAGTCGATTTCGACGAAGAACTGCCGACCGTCGGCATCAGCTTTGAACTCGGCCGGACCAAACTCGGCAAGATCGGCGGCAAGCTGCCGATCCCGAAGGATGCCGCCACCGAGGTCGGCGGATACTCCGCCTACGCCGATGCCCGTCTGCCGAACATCATCGCCAAGAGCGGTAACGATCAGGAATACCGTCTCTACTACCTCGGATTCCTCAAGTCGGCCCTCGCCAACGGCAAGGCCGTGTCGGTCGGCGGCGCGACCCCGAACAAGCAGTATTCGCTCGTGGCCGTGACCTACGACGAAGACTCAACGGTCGGGCTGTACAATCCCAAGACCCTCAGCAACGGCAAACTCTTCGAGCAGCTGGTGCTGAACGGCGGGAACGAGTACGAGGTCGAGGCCGGTGGCAAGAAGTTCATCGGCAAGATGATCGCCAGTTTCATGCAGTTCGGCTTGCAGCTCGCCGACCCCCGGCTGGTCGGTGCGCTCGTCAACATCGAACCGGCCGTCAACGCCAGCGACCGCGACAAGATCGACGGTCTGCCGACCGCCGCGCAGATGGATGACCTGCTCTCCGGCGTCCGCGCCGGTACGAACACCGTCATCTACTGTCACCCGACGCTGGCGAAGAAGATGGCAACCAAGTTCCAGCTGCCGCAGCGCCAGATCGGAAACGGCGAGACCGGAGTCCGCTACGCGCTCTACGACTGGCAGGGCATCCCCGTCGTCACCAGCTACAACATCGGCTGGGGCAACGAGGCTGTGGTGAGCCTCTAAATCCAACACAATTCAACAGGAGAAAACATCATGTGGAAACGCAATGAAGCCCATTTCGACGGCGACTATTTCTTCAAGGAACAGGCGCTCGCAACCGGAACCGACGCTCAGGTGAGCGAGGCGTTTGAACTCGGATGCACCGAGGGCGGAATCCGGGTGCGCGGATGGCTGGACGGCTCCGCCGTCTGCGCCAGCGGCAACACCATCAAAACCGAACTCGAAGTCGCGGACACCCCCGACGCGACCGCGTGGCGGAAAATCGCCGAGAACACCATCACGGCGACCGCGACCAGCGTCACCGGCGACATCTTCAGTTTCATTCCCGATGTGGATGACCACTACATGCGGGTGAAGGTCGCCAACGCCGCCGGGATGACCGGCAACTTCAGCGTGGCGGTGGAACTGGTTCCGTAATCCGCGAAACCACGAACGACCCCGTCCGAGCCGTCTGTTTCGTCCTCACTGTGCAGACGGCAAAGGCGGGGTTTTTTATTTTTCGCCGACTTAGCTCAAAGGCAGAGCGGCGCACCTGTAATGCGCTGGTTGCCGGTTCAAATCCGGCAGTCGGCTCCAAAATTCACCATTACCGCGACACGCCCGGTAGCAGAGCGGTTGACAAACGCGGAAAAAGCGAAGACAACAGGAGGACACCCATGAAACCGGAAGAAGAAAAAACACAAACCGAAATGACCAACGAGGAATGGAACGCATACCTCGCCGGGGTTTTCGGGGAACTCGGAATCCCTGTCGAACCGACCTGCGGGACCGCCCACGGCATCCGATTCGACTACTGCTACGGCGTAAGAATCAAAATTCCCGCGACCCTCGCACCTCGCCGATTCCGGGTAATCCTTTTCGATATGCAGAATCATCTGAAGGTCTGCGACAACATCCTCGATGCCGGGGACTATTTCGTGTCGCGGCGACGGTACTGCATACCCTACGGCATCCAGATCACCGATGCCGACAGCGGAGAAAAAATCTGCCAGCACACCTATTCTCCCAAAGGCAGACCGGTCGTCATCGACATGCCGGTTCCCACGATGGGCGACGGCATCGCGTGGTTCAGCTATTGCGACGCGTTCCGCAAAAAACACGAATGCGAACTTCACGTCTGCATGCCGGAGCATGTCCGAACGCTCTTCGAGTCCGAATATCCGGACATCCATTTCATCGACCGATCCGAAAAAGACTCACTCTATCCCTACGCACACTACACCATCGGCGTTTTCACGGAGGGAAAAGACGATGCGGACTGCCCCGTGGATTACCGGAGAACCGCGCTTCACCACTACGCCGCCTATATGTTGGGGATGTCGCCGGACGAAGGCGGAACGCCGCCGCGAGTGACCATCCCGGAAAAGCGCACGATCCAAGAACCGTATGTCTGCATTTCAACGCTGGCTTCCGGGATGTGCAAGGAATGGATTCATCCAAGCGGATGGATGACAGTGGTGAGTTTCCTCAAAAGATGCGGATACCGCGTCATCGACATCGACAAAAGCATCACACAGGGGGACGGCATCCATTGGACAAGCATCCCGCGCGAGGCGGAGGATTTTACCGGGAATCATCCGCTCGCACAACGGGCAGAACTGATCGCCCACGCGGACTTTTTCATTGGCCTCGGTTCGGGTCTTTCGTGGCTGGCGTGGTGCTGCAAGGTGCCGGTGGTGCTGATAAGCGGTTTCAGTCTGCCGGAGAGCGAGTTTTACACCCCGTACCGCGTCATCAACATGAATGTGTGTCATGGATGCTACTCGGACACCCGGTATAAATTCGAGAACCGCGAACACGACTGGTGTCCCAAACACAAAGGAACGGCGCGACATTACGAATGCACGCGCGGCATCACCCCGGAACTTGTCATCGAGACCATCCGGAGGATACCGGAATTTCAGCGACATATCGAAACAAAACAACAGACAGGAGATGAAAAATGAGTACCTTTTTCGATGTTTGCGTCCGCTGCAAGAGAACCTTCACCAACGAGGCGGAATTTGTGGAACACATGAACGGCCACACCGGAAAATCCAACGCCAGAAAGCCCATCGACGAAGTGGACGAGCAAGTGCGCATGGAGGCGAAAACCGTACCGGGGATCAGCGACATTCCGGATGAGGACACCACGCTGGCCGCCGTGCGAAAAGTCAGCGGGAAACGGAAAAAACTCATCGCCGCAGGCATCGAAGCAGCCACCATGACTCCGGAAGAGGTGGACGCGAGATACGCGGAAGAGAAGAAGAAAGGCACGGTGAAGTAAATGCCCGACCCCACCCAACTCACCGAACCGCTTTGCACAAAGGCATGGGCGGACCTGTTTTTCTCGGAATCGTCGTTCAACACGGCATGGCTCGACGCATCGAATGAAAAGAAACTGTCCGCGTTGAAGTCGGCGACCTACTTCATCGAACTCTATGTCACATTCTTCGACGAACACGGAGACTCTTTCGTATATACTCCGGACGGCACGGACGACTGGGATAACGATGTCATCCCGTTGCGGCTGAAGCAGGCGTGCGCACAGGAAGCGGGGTATCTCCTGAGTTTGGACGACAATCCCGCCGAACCGCATCCGCTGACGGTACTCGGACTCATTTCGGCTGACGGCAAGAAGTTCGACAAGGAATATACCCCGCCGATCTTCCCGAAAATCGTCGTCAAACTGCTGCGCGCGCTCGGCGGAGAGGTCGATCCGGAAACCACCGGAGCGGAACAGATGCAGGTCGCATCGAAGCAAACCACATGTTGAGGCGGAATATGCAGAAAAACGGGCAATTCGTCGATGATCCGGAAGCGCGGGAGAAAATCTGGAAAACCGCCCCGCGCGCCGTGGACAAATTCGGCAACAAACTCATCAAGATCGGGCATTACTGGTGCGCGTTCGATTTCAACCGGTTCTGGCAGCTCGCCGTGGACGAGAGCGAAGAGGAACAGTACATCATCGTGGTCAGGGTCGCGGACGGCAGATTCTTTTCGCGCACGCGAAGCTCCATCCGGCGCGGGAAAAGATACTGGCGGCGTCGGATCGAAAGCGGATGGTACATTTTCGTCGATCCCCTCATTCAGCAGGTGTATCAATGAAACGAAACCCCTTTCTCAAAGCGGAGGAAAAAGTCCTTCGGAAAGTCTACGGAAACACCGCGACATTGACCTATCTGGTCAGAAGCAGGACGTATAACTCCGACACCGGAGAACTCGCGGAAACCGACAAGACATTTGTCCGCGTCATCCATATCAGCAGTCCGTCAGAGTTCGCGGACGCGCTGGTGGACGGAGAAAACATCAAGAAAGGCGATCTGCGATGCGAGGTTGCAAGAAAAACCCTGATCGACGCACTGCGTCCGGCAACCGGCGATCCTGCGGTATTGAGCAACTTGAGAAGTGCTTCTGCAATGACCGCCGGGATCGACATCAGCACCGACCGTCTGACATACTGCGGACGCGATTACAGCATCCGTAAGATCGTGCCGCTCGGCGTTTATGCGAACGAGCCATCGAAATACAAACTGCATCTCCGGGAAGTCAAATGAGGATTCCGCTGAACAAACATGGTATCGCACTCATCGAGGAGAAATGCCGAAGCCGCGTGAGAGAACTTCAGCAGCTGATCGCGGCAGAAGCGGCGGATTATCTGCTGAATTTCGGATACCATGCTTTTTTGAGCAGCGGACCGGGAAGCGGAAACGGACCGGGGTGGTCTTGGTATTACGCCGCAAACTGGAATTGTTCGGTTGGAACGGTTGACCGAAGCGTCATCACCCCGGAACGCGACCCATTCAACGAGGAAGAGAAATCATACGAGGGCGATCTTTACGAAAAGATCGAAGATTCAAGGGGAAATCCGTTCCGGGAAGCCAAATTCGGAGACGTGCTGTATGTGACCAATTCGGTCTACTACGGGAAATGGCTCAACGAAGGCGGCACGGAGTTTCTTACCCATCTCAACGAGTCGCATCCGAATCGCTTCATCGAACTGTGCGAGGCGTATCTGAAAGATAAAATGTCGGAACTCGTCCGGACGATCAAGGAGAGAAAATGAACCATATCGCAATACGCAATGAAATCAGACGCAGGGTGGTCGCCGCCGCCGCAATCGCCGCCGCCACCGAACTCAAACTCGCCGGACGGGATTTCGACAGTTCCGGGAAAAATTTCTGGGCAGAGGAACACCTGATCGGCGGCGCGGAACGCGCCATGACCAATCGGCGGTGCAAGATCAGCAGTTATCTCGTGCAATACGATCTCTGCTGTCCGGTCGGGACATCGATGGAAGCATCGGAACAGAAAGCCGCCGCCATCGAATCCGCCCTGATCGGAACGACATTCGTCATATCCGGAACGGACTGCACCGTAAAGAAAATCAAGACCTCGCGCACGGAGGGAAAACTGTGCAACACGGTATCTGTGCTGCTGACAATCGACCTTAATGCGGCGGAAAGTTGACAAAGCGGGAATAAGCGGACAGTGAGGACAGGCGACAGGTATGCAACACTCATAACAAGGAGAAGAACAAATGAGTTTGGTAACAGGCACCGGAGCGGTGGCAAAAGTCAAATCTATCGTGTGCGCTCTGTCCGGATTCACGGGAACCGGGACCAGCGTGTTCGGGTCGGGCGGCGACATCAACTGCACCAACGTCGAGTACGTCAGCATCGGGAGACCCGACACCGATGAAAACGAAGAGCAGGAGTTCGAGACCAATCTGCGGAAGATCAAAGACTCCATCGCCACGAACGGCTGGGCGTCGTGGGACAAAATGGCGGTCTTCAACGACGAAAACGGCGTGAACTGGCGCGCGTTCGTCGCAGCACAGCAGACCGACGCCACCGGCACCATCACGCTCACGGCGGGAACGAACACCATCGGCAGCTGGAAAGCCAAGGTGTCCAAGGTCGAAGGCGGCGACGGCGACGCGGCGAGCCTCGACACGAGTTTCACCCCGACCTTCACGCTTCTGGAAGCGCTCTCCTGAGCGTAAAAACAAAATAACAGTGAGGAAAGACAAACCATGAAGAACGAATTTGACCTCTCGAAAATTTCCGTCAAGGAACTCCCGAAGAAGACCATCAAGGCGAACTTCGAGGGGACGGAGAAGGAATACGAAATCCGCGTGCTCAACGACGGCGAAAAGATGACGCTCGATTCGCTTTTGTACACTTCGCGGAACGTCTACCGGACCCGCGACCTCTATGTGTTTCTGCTGGCGGCAGGACTGGACATCGAACAGGCGGTCGCCGCGTTTCTCTTTGAGAACGTGAACGCCGAGGCGGTACGCGTCGGAGACGAAATTTTCCAGTTCACCAAATCATTCGAGGACGCGAAAGTCGCAGAGGCGGAATCGGCGGAAAAAAACTCCAAAAAGGGAGCGGATCAGCCGTAAACGTCGGCGGATACCTCTCCCTGATCGAGAGTTGCGTGGAGGCAAACGACCTGTCACCGCTTGCGCCGATGTCGATCCGCGATCTCATCTGGGTCAACATCGCGCAGGCGCAGAAACTCAAGCGCAGCGGCAGACAGGAGTGCGACATCTGGACGGCGCGTTTCAAGATGGCGGAGACGATCTATCTCGCCCTCTGCGACTGCCGGGATTTGGCGATAGACACCAACTTCTATGTCAGGTGCGCCGCGCTCAAGGGAACAAAAAATCCCAAGATCACCGGGTTCGACACGAAAAAACTCCCGTCGAACTACGTGGAGGAGGAGCGCAAGGAGGCGGAACGGCGGGCGAAGATGACGCCGGAAGAACTTGCTGAGCAGGATTTCAAAGACTTCATGGCGGGAAAAACCATCAAGCCGCGTTGATTCAAACATACCGGAGCCGGGGACATTACATCCCCGGTTTTTTTGTTGACAAACGCGGAATAAACGAAAACGGATGATGGAGAATCAAACATGGCAGAAGATCTGGTAACGCTCGGATTCGCGTTCAGCGCGGGGAATGCCGAAACGGAAATCAACAAACTGATCTCCGCGTTCAACACTCTTGACGAAAAATCGCAGACCGCGCAGAAATCCCTCGGAAAACTTTTCGGCGGGTCGTTTGTTTCCAAAATCGATCTGGCACGGAAAAGCATCGGAAAATTCAACTCCGGGCTGGTCCAAACCGCCAATTTTGCCAAAAAAACCGCCAGCGCGATCAAGCCGCTACCGACGCAAATCGGCAAGATCACGACAGAGCATCTGAAACCGATCCCTCCGGAAGTTCTGCAATCCCTGTCCGAATACAGCCGACTGGTCAGAGAAGCCGCCGACGCGGTATCCAAACTGAATGTCAATGCAAAATCCGTCAAGGCAACGCCCGTCATCGAACTCAACAACGCAATGAGGGATACGGGGCGGCACGCCGAGGATTTGGGCGAATCCATCTATCAGATGTTCCGAACCGGAACACTGGCAGCCTTTTTCAAAAAATCGACCGAAATGGCGGTCGCTTTCGGGGTTGAACTCGCGCACGTCAATTCGCTGACGCTGGAGTTCGATTCCGACCGCATCCGGTCCGGGCTGCTCAATTTGAGTTCGGTCTATGGATCGGCGACCAAAAACGCCGAAGCGCTTTACTACGCGTATTCATCCGGGGTACGCGGAAGCGAAGCCGACCTTGTGCATTTCACACAGGAAATGGCCGGGCTTTCAACTCTGATCCGAGCGAATGTCACGCAAACGGTGGACGCGGCGACCAGCGCCATGAACGCCTACAATCTTTCGGCACGCGACGCGGGACAACTGACCGACCTCTTTTACGGCATCGTCAAACAGGGCAAGGCGCGCGGCGAACAACTGGCATCCGGACTCGGACAGGTCATTTCCACGGCGGCGACCGCAGGATTGAGTCTTGATGAAATGGGGGCGTCCATCGCCAGCCTGACCAAGGTCATGCAGACGAGGAACGCGATCACCTATTTCAACAACATGCTTTCCAAGATGATTAAGCCGACGAAGGAATGTCGGCTCGCGGCGGAAAAACTGGGGATCGAACTCGGTCTCGACGCCCTGCGAGCCAAAGGATTTGCCGGTATGATGCAGGAAATCCACGACAAGACGCGCGGTTCGCAACAGGCGATCCTCAATCTGTTTCCCGACCTGCGCGGTCAGCGCGCGGCATTGCAGCTGCTCAACAAAGGCTGGGGAGACTTCCAAAACCAGCTGCAATTTTTCGCCAACAAGTCGGGGATCGCGGACAAGGCGATGCAGGAACTCACCGGAGACATCTATTTCCAACTGTCAAAAATCCCGGATACGGTCGGAAAAATCAAAATCGCCACCGGCGATCTCATGGTGCAGATTCTCACCTTGGGCGGCGCGCTCACTCCGCTGATTACCGCATTCAACAACATGGGGGAAACCGGGCAGAAAGTGGTCGGCGCGATGGTATTGATCGCCGGGGGACTCGCGCTGGTCAAGACCTCGAAAAAAATCCACATGGCGATGTCGCTCTTGGAAATGAAGTACAACGCCATTCTTTCCGGGCAACGCAGAGAGGAGGTCGCCGAACGCACCGCTGTCGCGGCGGCGATCACCAAGGAGACGGCGGCGAGGAAAGGCGCGGCGGCGGCAACGGTCGGCGGGGCGGGAGCAAGCACAGCTGAAGGGGCGGCGACAGCGGCCGTCAAGAAGGCAGCCGTCGTCAACGCGGCGGCGGCAATGGCAGCGAAAAAAGTCGCCGACGCCAATCTGCTGCGAGCCAAAAGCGAACTTGTCACCGCACAGAACATCGCCAACAGTACGCTGATGACAAAAATGGATACGGCGGCCAAAATATCCGGGCTTAACGCAAGCGTTTGGCACCTCTCCACTCAAAAAGAGTGGAACGCCTACATCGCCGCAGCAAACGCCCATGAGATTGCGAGAATCAGACTGCTCGCGGCCAGCAAAGCGGCAATCGACGCCGAAACTGCGTCACTTGCCGCGAACGCGGCGGCGCAGAAAGCACGCAATGCCGCATCCGCGTATTCAGCAACGAACACCATTGCCGATGTCGCACGAACCGGTGTCGGTTTTGCTGGCGGATTCAAGGCGATGTTCGATACCGCTTCCTTTATGAAAAAATTCAGCACATCGACGCAAACCCTGAAAACCGTTCTTTCCGGGCTTCGCCATCCGTGGACATCGTTTGTGACCGGCATGAAGGCTCTGCACTCCGGAGGCGTCGTGGCATCGCTGGCGACATCATTTGCCGCTTTGAAAGCAAGTTTGAGTGTGGCGCTGACCGGAATCGGTGCGGTACTCGGCAAGGTGGCCACAATCGCCGCGAGCATTTTCAGCGCCGCCAATGTTATCATTGCCGGGCTTGCGGCTGTTGTAATCGGCGCAGTCGATATGATCCAAAGCCTCGTGAGGACCGGAGACGCCTATAAGGGAAGTTTTGTTCTGCAACCGATAGCGGACTGGATTTACGGAATCGGAAAACTTGCCGAAGCTGCCAAGGAAATGGATAAACATCTGGCAGACGCGCTTCAGACAAATCGCGCCGTGAATGCCGCAAGGACCTTTGTAAAAGACATTCAAAACGAATTTACCCAGCAATTCAGAGAACAAATCGTCATCCCCAAATTGAATGTGCAGGGGCAGATTAACGAAAACTTCAAGCCACTATCGAAACTGCTCGTCGAACGGGTGGAAAAGTTTGATGCCGTCACGCTTCAAAACGCTCAAGATCAGGCTATTTCAACCGGTCTTGCTTACAGAAACTATCAAATGAAAATGGCGCGTCACCTCGGAGAAGGGAAAACCCTTACCGAACATAACAAACAAAAGCTCGAAGCGCTGAAGTCGGCGTGGGATGCCGCAAACGAAAATTTGAACAAACTGCGCGACGGAGCGGAACAGAACGCCAACGGCATCCGCAGCTATGTGCAGAAAATCGACGATCTCGTGCAGGCGCAATACGATGCCATCGATTCCATTTGGGAAATGCAGGAGAGCGTGCGCTATAAAATGATGACCCCGTCGATGCAGATGACCGAACAGAGATCAAGAATGACCGACGCGCGCAAAGAATACTACGAAGCCATCGCAAACGGCGATGCCAAGGTTGCAAAAAAGGCATTCAAGAAAATGATCTCCGCCTATGACGCGCTGGTCAAGGACGCGGAGGCGAAACTAAAGAGTTACGGAAAACTGCGGGATACGCTCAAGGGCGATGCGCTTGACTACTTGCTGAAGGCAACGCAGAGCCTGCCGCAAAAACTCACTTTGCTGCGCAACCGGGCGGCGGAACTGTACCTGGAGAGCGGCGGCCGGTGGATTCAGAACGCCGCAGGCCAGTGGAATTTCCAAGTTCCGACCGGAGTCAACAGCGATCTTGCAAAATCCTACGAAAAAGCAAAGCAGGCAGCCGGGTTGCAGATTCAGGCTCTGCAAGAAGAAATCAAGGCGAAGCAGAAACTTGCGCAGGCGGAAAAACGGGCCAACGACAACACCGTGAAACTGATTCAGTCAATGGATAAATTCAAGGCAACGACCGCCAGCGCCGTCAACGCCTATTCTCTGGAAGCACAGCAACTGCAATCGAGGAAATTCGTCACCCCGGCGAAAGTGCAGCCAGTGACGGTCGCGCAGTCCGGACTCGGCAACAGCCAGAATCAACTCAACACCCTCTATCAGCAACTCGCGGCCATGACGACCGCATACCAAAATCAGGCGGCGCAACGCGAAGCACAGGCACAGCAGCAACGCAATCAGTTGAACAAGAATATGGAAAAATTCATGGACAACAACGAAAAACTGCTGGAAAAACTTGATGCCAATACCGAAAGAATGCACAACGCCCTGCTGAAACTCGCCGAAGCAATGGGCAAAGGCATGGATATGAGCAAACTTGCCGCGCCGCTCAAAAATCTTGAAAAGACAGTCGGCAGCCTCGGTGTTGTCACATACTGATGTTCTTTGGTTGCAAATTCCACTGCGAGACATTATATTATGTCAGATGCAACATGGAGCGCAACCGTGAACGATAAAAATCCGCTGGCGATCATCCTGTCCGGGATATTCACCGTCATCAAGTGTGTTTTGGCGGTTTTCGTATGGGGAATCATCGTGATTGGCGCGATCACCAAGAACAGATAGTTCATGGGCGGAACGGCGAAAACGCGACGCGGCTGCCGTATTCGGCGCGATGATTCCAAAAGTGACGCAGACAGTTGAACGCAAGCCATTCGGCGTGTCTGCGATGCCACCCGAAGAGAAACGGGACGCGATAGCGGATCATCAAAGACAGAATGCTCTGCTCGAAAGAATCGGGGTTGAGACCGCAACGATATTTCCCGCCGCGAATTTCGGCAAGCGGCCCCTCTACAATCACGGCGGCGGACTCGAAATCCCTCATGCGTTCCATTTCCCGCTCGAACCGCGCTCGCCCGGAAGTCATGCAGGACGCAAGGTCGCCGATGGTCTTTCGCTCCAAAACGATCTTTTCCACCATCCCGGCGAGGGAATAATCGCCCGTGTGCAGGGTGCCGGGTTCAATCTGACAGTCGTACCCCCGGAAGAGAAACGGAGACTGCTCACGCGTATCAACGATGATTTTCATTTTTCCCGCCGCTTCGTTTTTTTTCGTATTTTTTTTCGCACGGATACATGCGGTATGACATTTTCGCCCAATTCCGACCTCAATTTATGTGACACTCGGAAAACCGTCCGGATGCTGCAATGCGTCATCATCGCGGTATATTCGGCGCTGCGCCGTTCATAAAAGCGATAGAGGTAGATGCGCCAGTGGCGCTCGGAAAGCGCGGACAAAAATTCGTCGCGCTGCCGCAACTCCTCCAAGCGGTCATCGATTTCGCGTTTTTTGGCTTCGAGTTCACGGTCGCGGCGTTCCTGAATGTCATTCCGTTTCTGTGCGATGCCGAGTTCACGAAGCAACCGCTTGTTTTCGCATTGCCGAGTGATGTGTTTTTCCCGCGCAATGTCACTTTGAGACTTCCCCTTGAAAATCGTATTCATAAGGGCATCCAGCACATGAGGAGTATTGAAATAGTATTCGGCGATCCGTTCAAGAACTTTCAGCACCACCGGCAAAGACTCCGGGGAAACAGTGAGACCTTCAAGCGCCAATGGCGTCGGCGATTCGGTTTCCGATGTCGCCTCGAAGTATGCTCTCGCCACCTGATCGGAATCCCGGTCTCGGTCTTCGCCGGGATCGTATTCCATTTGTGGAACGGAGACATGCTGGTATTGATAATGCAGATCGTCGGCGGATTCCCGCGCTCTGCTCAAACATGGTACGCCGAGTTCGCAATCCCGGCGCTGCGGACATTCAATGCGTCTGCCGAAACATTCAATCTTGTCATCGTTCGGTCCCGGCATCCGACCCGTCCTCCGGCGAACCGGGCGCGGAGGGTCCGGGATGCGGAGACAGATCGGGCGGCGGCGATATAAAATCACAGTCGTTATAGTAGTTGATGATTCTGGCGTTCCGTTTCACTTCGTTCAAAATCAGCAGTATTCCCATGCCGATCAGACAGAAGCATGCGCGGGCAATCCGCCCGGAACAGTATTGGAACGCGGCGGCGGCAGCGAGAGCCATCACCAACACGTAGTAGAAAATTCCAGAGACAAAAGACATCGCAACCTCCTTTGTCATACTATATCACAAGAAAAACAATTATTCAAGTGATATTCCGTTTTTTTGATCGGAATTGATGAAATTTGAAGATCGCATCGGCGACCACGGCCGGTTCGATGGCCGCCATACAGCTCCCGACAGTCTCGCCGTTTTTATCATTATGGGGGCAAGCACACAGGCTGTTATCGCAATCGGACCCGTCGTTCAGCGCAACCGCGCGACTGCGCCAGCAGGATTTCTCGCGGCAGCAGTCGAACATGCCGACATTCTGAAAAAAAGCGTGCCCCGGATACTGTTCCCAATGCGCCGGTTCGCGCGCCCCGGCGACGACCACGCAGGGACGGAGACCGCCATCCGGCAACGGAAGCGCAGCGGACAGGTGCATCGGGAAACTCACCGGCGTCAGCACCCCGGAGGAATGGTACACGAGACGCATGAAATCGCGGATGCCAGTTTTGCCGACCATATCGCGGACATTTTTCAAGGGCCGGTGAACATGGTCGGGGTTGCCCTCGCCGATCTGCACGAACGTCACGGCCCCGCGCAGAAGATCGACGACCTCCTGATAACGGGACAACCCCCAGTTTTTCAGCGTAAAATCCTTTTTGTAACCGGCATCTACGATCCAGTAATCGCCAAGTTCGCGCGACAGCGGAAGCGGCTTCTTTTCGTTCTCGGAAAGATAAACATCCGGGCGAAACGGACCCTGCGGAATCGCAAGACCGAGTTGCAACTGAAGTTCCTTCCGGAAAGCGTGGATGAAGTGATAGGGGAGCGCGTCGCTGTCATCGATGAGCGGATATTCGATGTCGATCACCCGGTCGGCGTTGTCGGCGGTGACATCACGGCTCAAAAGCGGATTATTGTCCCAAAGCGGAGCAGCGGAAGTATCGACATTGACTTTGATGTACGGATGCGCGCGCTTCAAATCGCGCACCGCCGCCGTCAGCATCAGAATATCCCCCGGAGACCGGTAGTGGCGAAGCAGAATCCTCATCTACCCATCCCCCGTTTCACGCGGTCAAGCCACAGGTTGACGATGCTTTCGTCATAGTTATTGACATCGAGTTCCAGTACGCTCCTGCGGGTCAGCCGGGACGCGGGGAAATCGGTCTTGAGAAACAATACCGTCTCGACCGGCAACAACGCAAGCGCCGCGTGAAAGTTGCCCGACGCGACCCCGGCAAAACCGGAACAGACGCTCAAAACCCCCAACAGATTCGCACAGGTGGCGCGAGCCTCCCGAATCGTGCAGTGCTCAAAACTGAATCTGCGGTTGTCTGGATTGTCGAAATAGTGCGACATGTGCGTGTCCAGCGGAATCAGACCGGCATCAATGATCTGATCGCGCAGTCGTTTCGCAACAAACTCCGAACAGCCGAGTTTCCCCGGCAGACACGTCGAATGATAATGGACTCCGACCAGCGGCGACGAAAAACGGCGGTCGATATGGGGGGGCGCGGACGGCGGCGGGATGCCGAGTTCGCTGCGGCAGCAGTATTCCGCCTTGGTCATTTCCGGATGATTCCATTCCGAACAAGGGAATCCGATCTCGAATACGATGTCATAGGCAGATTCGTTTTCGTCGCAAGTCCCGAAAATGTCCTCCTGCCCGCAGTGGACGTGCAGATAAAAGTCAACCTCCGGATAGCGTCCGCGCAACGCGTCGAAACACGGCTGAAACGCAATGGCATCGCCGAGACCGTGATGAAACTTTATCAGCACTTTGCGATACCGCCCGGAAGCGAGATAGTCGCTGACCTTGCGTCCGGAGAAATCCTTAATCAGCATCGGTCAAACCCTCCAGCCGCGCCCGCGCTTCGGGATGGTCGGCGTAAAACAACTTCCTCGTCTCAATGCGAAGCGCATCAAGCGACGCGGCAATGTCGCCATACTCCGCGTCCCGGTTCTCCTCGATGGCGACCGCGAGATCACGCAATTTCAGCGCGGTTTCACGATGGGAAAATTTCAGGTGATCCGCTGCGTCGCGCAACTGCGCGGAACAGTAATCCCGGTTATCCTCCTCATAGGTAAACTCGCCCCACTTGCTCCACGCGTTCTTGACGTGCTTGCGCGCACACATGGTGCATTGGTCGAATGGAGACGCGACATCCACCGCCGCGCCGTTTTTGCCGTGACAACTGCAACTCATTCAAAATCCTCCTGTCCTTCATGCAGACGAGCCTCCGGTCGGCGGGAGTTTTCGTCATAGGTAATACACATATATTCATCCACATCCAAAGGTTCCAAAACGAAACTCCGAGCTTCGACGATGCGGCGGTCCTCGAATCCGGGACCGATCTTCTCGCAGTAAAAACAGCGGTCGCGCCAAAATGCCGCCTTGTACGCGACACCGCCGTCAGCGACGAGATTTTCCAGTTTCAAAGCCCACGGATAAAACACCCGCGAAAACAGAGACCCGTCGAATTTCTGACCAGATACAATCAGTCGGCGCGGATCGAACGGATCGTAGGTGACACGGTAGAGAAATTCGGCATCCCGGAACGACGCGCGGATATTGCGCAACGGCCCCTCGATATTGAATCCGCCGCTGCGCGCACCCCAGACAAGATGATTCTTCTGCAAATAGCCGGAGTCCGCAGGACAAAGTTCCACCGGTGCGGAATCGCCGTCAAGATCGCAGATGTGATAAAGTCGAAACATTCTCCGCGTCACGGCTCCGCCAGCGACGAATGTAAGATGCCATTTGCCGTCGATATACTCCGCTGCCGGACTGCACTCGGTGGCGTCGTCGGGCATAAAGGTGTTGACGCGAACCCACGAGCCATTGCGGAACTGATGGATTTTCCATTTGCCGTCCACGGGGATGCAGCAGAACTCACGCGCCGAGAAACCGTTTTCCGGGTCGGGCGCGGCAAACGGCATGTGACTCATCGTCCCCACTGTAAAATCGAACATCGCATTCCTCCTACGAATATCTGCGGCTTGAATTTTCAGGGCATGGCCAGACCCAACGCGAATTGTCGTAGTCGTAACAACCCTGCTGAATTTCCATATAGCCGTCATAACTGTAACGCGAGCAAAACTCATCCGGCAAGCCTACCAGTTTGCCGCACTCATCGATGTCGCCCTCGTTATACAAAACTCCGCCGCAAGTGCGCGGGTCGCTGACCTCGATCAGCCGCCAACGATTGAACGGGGTCCCGATCTCCCGATCCTGATACCCCCGGAGGTCCCAGCACCGCTTGCTCTCACTGCTGCCATTGACCACCTTGCTCGCCAGCACCTTCGGTTCGCACTCGCATGGACACTGTTTGAAAAACCAGACTTTGCCGTTGCGCATGATGACCTTGCCGTCGCTGTTGAAAAATATCTTGCCGTCCATTTTACAGCACCGACAAAGTAAGATGGTAATTTTCGCAGATCGCGCCGTGATGCTCCTGCGTCAGCACATATTCGCCGTCGTTGTACGCCAATCGACCGATCAGGGTACGGGAAATATGGTCCGATGGAGACGGGTAATCGGCCGACATCTTTACCGCCGCCGCGCCTGACTCGATGTCGATTTCCACATAGAAATACAAGGTCTTTTTCTGCGCGAAACCCGTGAAACACGTCCTCGGCAGATAATAACGGGATTTCCCGGCATCGACGAAACCGCAGGAGGTGTTGGATATATTCGCCCCGTCATAACAGGCGATGACATCAACCAAGTCTCCCGAACCGCTCCCGGATGAACCGCTCCCGGACGACCGGGAAGAACTCGACGAACTCGATGAGCTTGACGACGAACTGGATGACGAACTCGAAGACGAAGATGACGACGAACTGGAAGAACTTGACGACGAACTCGATCTTGACGAAGCGGAGCAACTGCCGGTATCGTACAGCACCAGTTTGCCATTGACCAATCCGAGAATGCCGGTCCCGGTAAGCCCGGATGAGCTCGACGACGAACTGGATGACGAACTCGAAGACGAGCTGGACGATGACGAACGGCTGGAACCAGAACTTGCCGAACCGCCATTGATGAAACTCTGCGGCACGGAGAGAAATTTCAGTTTGAAAAAACCGGAATACCCCGGCTCCGCTTCGACGCGGACGGGGTCGGCCGTTTGGATTTTACCGGGATCGACGCGATCATCCATCTTGGTCGTTCCGATCCCGGCGACAAGATTCCGGAGCGCCTTGTCCAAACGGGGGGTATAAGCCACCAGTCGTGTCGCGTGTCTCGCCATTACCACTTCATCCCCTTGGTGGGAAGATTCAAGCCGGACCATGATTTCACGGGATACTCACGAAATACCAACGTATTGTACGGGGTGTTGGCAACATAATCTGCGTGACCGTCAATCGCTTTCGTAAGGAGATACCCTTTATCCAGCGGCATCTGTGTGTCCTGTTCGCAGGACAACTCATACAGATGATCCAGCTGCGGCGGCGCGGCACGCATCAGGATTTCGCTGGCTATCAGATACAATCTGCGCGCCGCAAGATATTGATTCCACGAACAGAACATCAGTTTCCCGGTCGGATAGAAAAGTTTTTTGCTGTTTCCGTATGTCACGGCTTCATTCAGTCGGAAATGGCAAATCTGCGACGGCTTGGAATCCGCCTTGATGACGAAATTGGCGAATCTTGAGTTCACGGATTTCGCCGCCGCGAGCATCGCATCGGCAGAGAGGTCGATCTCCTTGAATTTGGCACGGTCGCCGACATCAAGCATCCGGCGATACAAAAGCAGACCGGTGGTGTCGATCTGGATATTGACGGTCACGGACCAATACTGCCATTTGACTTTGGTCGAACCATCCTCGTAGACGGTGATATAGGAACACTCCGGAGGAAGCAGCAACCCCGTGTACTGCGGAATGGACAGCCCGCAGACGGTGATCTGCTGCGAATTGATGGAATTGCCGTATTTCAGCGCATTGTTGATGTTCCAGCTCTGGGTGGCGAATGTGAAACTCATCTGCACATTGCGGACAGCCCGTTCCGCAGGAATCCGGTCTCCGGCAGAGTTCCGCACCGGGAGAACGGCATTGCCGTTTTTATCATAAAGATAGCCGGTCGAATTGTAACTTGCGGTAAACGGAACAACGACTTCCGGATAAGTGAACTGAATGTTGTCCGGCTTCAGTTTCCACGGTTTCGTTTCGCTGGTGATCGTGCCGCCGTCCTCGTCGGTGGCGTTTGGATCGGTGGTCGAGTATTCGAGATCAGCCATCCAGTATTTCGAGTTTTCGGAGAGGGGCTGAATTTCCGCATTGCCGTAGTATTTGAACGCGGCATGACGGGGGTGCGCGGCATATTTGGCGGGAAA